GGCCTATGCCCTAAGTGCTATAACAGTGCGTATAGGGCCATTAAGCGTGGCCTTACCTCATGGGCGCAGATGAAAGAGCATGGCGTAGCGCTATCTATAGGGCAGAAGAGGCGCTACAGGTGTAACGATGATGACGCCTTTAGGGTTTGGCTAGCCAAGCTTGGCCAGTAACGTCACGTCTTAGGCCGAAAAAAGCTCTCCGGGGGGCCCCACGACCCGCAGAATCGTTCCGACCCTCCCCCGCCGCGCAGCGGTGGGAACCCTACTTAGCCCCCACCCCCCAACGCACCACTTCCTAAAACCTACTTCCCGTAACCCTATCCCACAGTACCCCTCTTCGGTATAAACTTTCCCTCCCCTCTCTTCTTGATGCACTTTTTCTACGTATGCCGCATTACACTAAGGAGATACTAGCGAAAGTATAGTCCACAAATGGTATCGACACTTAAGGAGTAACACCATGAGAGAGAGAATCGTTACTTTGCTGAAAAACAAGTGGCTCTACGTCGTGGTCCTCGGCCTGGCTTCCTTGGTTGGCGGGGGAGCTTATTCTGATAAGATCACTGAATTACTGCTGAAGCTCCTTGGCGCGAAGTGAGCGCCTGAAGTCTTTTCTCGCTGCGGCTTACGGGGAATTGCCGCTCGGATACGCTCAGCCGGCCGAGGATTCGCGGTAGCTGATTTTTCTGCCCTTAAACTGGAGTGCCTGTAATGAATTGCTTGCAATGTTGGTTTTGTGGTTGGCTTCAAATTCTTGTTGGTCTCATAAGAGTTCTGTCTTTCGGATTCTGGAATCCTAACTGGGAAATACAATGGGAGTTAGCTTGCCTGATAAAGGCGTGTAAAGTAATAGAGGACGCTGTACCTGAATACCCAGATACTTGCTTGGATTGCCCTGATTTTGACTTTTGTTTTAGCGAAGTTTCTGAATATGACCCGAACCCGGTAAGCGAATGTGATACTCCTGATGATGATCCCTTTTGGGATTACGATAACGAATTCTCTGAAGAGGAGGAGCGCGTTGGGAATGATTTGTCTCGTTATTATGACAATCTTTCCATAAATGAGGAAGGCAACTAAAATGCCGAAAAACCTTCACGGTAAAAAGCTGACTGCGCACGAGCACGTCATTTGGAAGTCGGCATTCGAGAGTGCTAAGCAATCCGGTGCCGACAATCCAGGCGCGGTCGCGACGGCGGCGGTGAATAAGTATCGTGCCGGCAAGCCAGGGAAAGGCTTCAAGAAGAGGTAAAATGTCTGAAAAAGGTAGCGGATTTCTGGGGCTCGCCAAGAAGCAGTGGGATATTCTTCTCAAGCGCCACTATGCAGGCGAGAAGACTTATGCACTCGCTATCGAGCACGGCATTGATCCAATTCGCCTAATTGCCACCTTACAGGAATTGGATGGTCTGCCGTCGATTGACGCGGAGCCGCTAGGTAAGGGAGTTCTGATCTTCGATACGCCGCCTGCACCCTTGGAAGATTACCAGACCTCAGCGGTTCGCAGTCTGGATATTTCCCAGAGTCATCATAAGAATCTCACTTGGGCGCTGAGCGCAGCCGGGCGATTTATGCGTACTGGTGAAGTTCCAATGGAATGCCCGAATGACGCGGCATTTTATCTCTATAAGCAGGCGGTGGCTGATCCGAACAGCTTCCTGGCTAAATTAACCCAGCTTGAAGTGAGGCAAGGCCAGGATGAGAAGAGTTCCGTGGGAGTTCCCAAGAGCGTCCTGGAAATCGAGAAGATGCTTAGTGCGCTGGAAGCAGCCGAGGACGCCGGTGTGCAGACGTGATTGCGACTCCATTTTTCCATCTTGTTCCAAAGGACATAAAGGAAAATCTTCGCTGGCGGGCGAAAGTCCAGAGGCGAGCGGCTGTAGATAAGCAATTTGCCGCCGCAATGCTTCAGGCATGTGCGATGGACCCGCTATTCTTCGTCAACGGGTTTGCCTGGACCTTGGATACGCGCCTTGATGTTATCAAGAAGGTGCCGTTTATCCTTTATCCCTTCCAGGAAGGGGCATTTCTTAAAATCCTTAAAGCTATCAACGTTAAGGATTTGTTAATTGAAAAGTCTCGTGACATGGGGGCTACGTGGCTCTGCGTCACGGCGATATTCTGGAGATGGCTCTTTTTTGATTTTGAGTCATTTCTTTTCGTTTCTCGGGTTGAAGAGTACGTTGATGAGCCCGGCAACCCAAAGGCGTTGTTTCATAAGTTTGATTTCCTGCTGGATAATCTTCCAAGCTGGTTGCAGCCGCTGGGATTTCGCAAGTCGGAGCATAGACGGCGTAACCACATAGAAAATCCGCAGAACGGATCGGTTGTTGACGGCGAGTCTACTACCGAAAACGTGGCTAGGGGTGATCGCAGGACGGCTATCCTGCTGGACGAGTTCGCAGTCGTGCGTAATGGCCATAATGTCCTGAAGGCCACGAGAGACGCAACGAAGTGCAGACTTTTTAATTCCACACCAGCCGGTATAAATAACGCTTTCTGCGATCTCCGGCAGGGCGACATCGAGAGATTGCGGCTTCACTGGACCGAGCATCCGATAAAGGCAGCCGGACTTTACACGTCGGAGAACAGCAAGCTGATTGCGCTCGATCCGGCGGGCTATCCAGCCGGCTACAAGCCAATCTTGGACGGCAAAGTTCGCAGCCCGTGGTATGACATGCAGTGCTCTCGTGCCGTTTCCGCGCAGGAAATCGCTCAGGAGCTTGACATCAACTACCTGGGCAGCGGTTGCCAGTTTTTTAATCCCGATCGCATTCAGACTTTAATTAAAGAGTTCGCCTGCTTGCCGGTAACGTCCGGCACTTTAGAAATAGACAAGGCATTAGGCGAGCCGCGCACTTTCCTGCCCGATCCGCAAGGGCTGTTGAAGCTCTGGATCGCCGTGGATAGAGACGGGCGGCCGAAATGCGAAAATCGAATTGTCATTGGAACGGATATTTCGGCCGGCACAGGCGCTAGCAATTCCTGCTTGTGCGGTTATGACGGCATTACGCGAGAAAAGGTGCTGGAGTTCGCTTCGCCTTACATCCGGCCTGAGGGATTTGCGGAATTCGCCGTAGCCGTGTGCAGGTGGTTCAAGCAATACAGCAAAAAAGCCCCCTTCCTTATTTGGGAAGCGAACGGCCCCGGACGGCAGTTTGGTGCGCGCACAATCGAATTAGGGTATTCCAATATCTACTTTCGCTCGAATGACGCTTCGATTCAAAAGAAGGTCTCCGATATTCCCGGATGGGCTCCAACTCGCGAATCGCAAATGGTATTGCTGGGAGAGTACCGGGCGGCCGTCGAGAATAAGCGCATAATCAATCGCTCGAAAGTGGCATTAGAGGAAACACTGGAATACACCTATCAGCAGGATGGTAGTGTGGATCATGCCAGGGCGAAGAGCAAGCAAGACCCGTCGGGTGCAAGGGCAAATCACGGGGACTATGTAATTGCTGATGCTTTGGCTTATCGCGGGATGGGAGAACGTAAGATTCTTCCGCGTGCGTCGGGTGAGCCGGAAATTCCAGTTGGCTGTCTGGCGTGGCGGATAAAGATGCGTGAAGCGGAAAAAGTTCCTAAACACCTCCAGCTTTCAGAAGGATGGGGCCGGTGAGTCTTTCAGAACGGCAATTTGGCAAGCTGACTCGTGCTATTGATTGGTCGCAAAAGCAGCTTGAAATTCATCGCGCAAAGAGAGTTTCTGCACTAAAGAGTTACGTGGGATATCATTATTCCGAGGAGGGTTCCGCGGTAAAGATTCCCGTCAATATGCTTCGCATGGCATTGTCGATCTACACCCGTGCGCTGGCGGCGCGAACGCCGAGAGCGTTAATCTCTGCGCGGAATTCGCAGCTTCGGTCGAAGGCGGCCGATCTGGAAATTGCCGTCAATATGATTCCGGACGAGATTAAGCTAGGTCGCACATTGCGCGAGCTTGTTATGGAAGCGATGTTCTCGATTGGTGTTGTCAAGGTGGGTCTCGCGACGGCCGGCAGGGTTTACGGCATTGACTATGGCAAGCCATTTGTCGATGTCGTCAGTATTGATGATTTTTTTGTAGATATGTCTGCACGAAAGTGGGAACAGGCGCAATTTCTAGGCAACGATTATTGGCTGACTGAGGATCAAATTAAGGATTCCGATTGGTTTGATCGGCAGGCTAAGAGTGCAGTTCAGGAAGCCGAGGAAAGCGAAGCGCCGATGGGCGAGCACGGCGAATCGCGGGCCGAGAGTCTTTCCATCAGTGGTACGATGGAGACGTATAAGAAGCGTGTATGGTTGCGCGATGCGTGGCTGCCTTACGAAGGGCAATTTATAACCTATACCGTGCGCGGCAAGAAATTGGTGAAATCAATCAATTGGAGAGGGCCAGAGCACGGGCCGTATTACGTCCTCGGTTATGACGACGTGCCGGGTAATCTTATGCCGTTACCTTCAGTGGCCCTCTGGCGTGATCTTCACGAGCTTTCCAATACTCTCTTTCGCAAGTTGGGCCGGCAGGCGGACGCACAGAAGACCGCACTGGGATTTTCTGACGAAGAGAGTGCTATAAGCTTCAAGGGAGCCAGCGATGGTGAAGGAATTCGTTATTCCGGTGCTAGACCCGAAAAGCTCGAAGCCGGCGGCGTCGATGCACGAACATTGGCGTTTTTTCTTCAGTGCAAGGAATTGCATACCTATTTCGCTGGCAACCTCGATGCCTTGGGCGGCTTGGCTCCCCAGGCGGAGACTCTCGGTCAGGATAAGCTATTGACCGAATCGGCCGGCGCGCAGCTTCGCGACATGCAGTCTCGCACGATTGAGGCGGTGCGCGAGATTTTTCGCGCGCTGGCGTGGTATGAATGGCATGATCCGATTCTTTCCAGAACGTTAAAGAAGTCCGCTCCCGGCATGTCATCACTTTCCGTTGATGTCGAATGGAATCCGGACGCTCGCATGGCCAGTTTCAGCGAGTTCGATCTTGATATCGATCCCTACAGTATGCTGGACGACTCACCGGGTTTGAAGCTTCAGCGGCTTGGGCTTATTATGCAGCAATACATTTTGCCGCTTATGCCCATGATACAGCAGCAAGGCGGACAGGTTGACGTGCAAGCGATTCTGGATATGGTCGCGAAGTATGCGGATTTCGAGGAACTGGAAAAACTTGTTGTCTTCCCACAGTTGGGTGAACAGCAGTCGCAGCGGGGCGCACCTCAAACTGGCGGGAATCAGACTAAGACAATCGAGCGCGTTAGCCGGCCTGGCGCGACTCCGCAAGGTAAGTCGGACGTGTTGCAACGCATATTACTTGGGGATCGTCCCCAGAGTGCAGAAGCGAACATTCTTGGGTAGGAGTTCTAAAATGGCTAATCTTATTGAGATACTAGCTAACTGGGGACAACGGATGAGCAAGGCGAGAAAATGGATCAATGAGCAAGGAAGTGTCCCGGGGGCGGGGACGCCACCCGAGCTATTAGGCGGTCCATTTACGCCAGCCACCGCCGCGGAAAAGGAAACGTACGCGAATAAGCAGACGGTACAGCAGCGAATAGTACAGCAGCGCAAGCTTGTTGCTGACACGGCTGCAACGCGCATGGATCAGCGAATGAGGGACGAATATGAGCGGTTACAGCTTAATGATCCGGTTTATTGGGCACATTTAGTGTCTAAAAATCCGAGTCTGAAACAGTATGAGATACCCCAACGGGGGAAGGGTAAGTAGGTTTTCTATATATGCCGTAGTAGACTAATGGAGTACGCTAAGGTTGCGTACTAGCTTTGGGAACAGCGGTTATGCCTAGATATTGTTATACATTCGAGGACGGGGAAACGGTTGACTGTTTTTATTCGATGGGCGAGGCTCCGACGACTATCAGAAAAGATGGTAAGACCGGCAAGCGAAATCGCCGCGCGGAACGAGTTGCTGTACCTGGTGCTTCTTGCTGGCCTATGAAGCCTTGTGTTGCCAGTGGAGTGCATCCAAGTCAGGCGCAGAAGCTTCGCGACTATTTTAAAAAGCATGGTCTGAACGTGCAAGTGAACGACAACGGAGACCCGATTTACGAATCGGTCGCGCAAAGGAAGAGAGCGCTTAAGATTCGGGGAATTCACGATAACACAAGCTTTGATTAAGAAAGAACTGCCCAATGGACGTTGACCAAGCACTTGCTGCCGAAATTGAGACCGCAGTCAATCAGGTAGTCGAGTCGGAAGTGAAAGTTGCTACCGAGCCTTCGCAGCCTGCGCCAGTAGTGCCAACTGCGCCGTTAGCTGAAGAGCCGGTGGAATCAGTGTCTACTGAACCAGAATTCCAAGAATCGGATTCCGATCAACCCGTAATCGAGCCCGTACAATCAGCGTCAGAACAGACTATCCCGCCAATGCGTTCGCCAATTGATAACGCATTAGTTGAGAGGGCTATTCGTGTTGGCTTAAGTTTTAATGAGGCACTTGGTTTTTCTGATGAGTCCTTGACTGCTGTTGTTGGTGCATTGGAGCGAAAGGTCCAAGCGGACGCTGAAGTCGCGAAAACGAAGATTGAGACGAAGCAAGAAGATGACGCGCTCGATCTTTTCGCGACATTGAACAAGGAAGACTTTGAGCCGGAAGTTGTGCAACTTCTTGAAACGCTGGCTGGTCAGGTAAAGGCTCAGCGTGACGAAATTAGGGCTCTGAAGTCCACGAGCGAGCAATCTGCCGCGGCGGCTCAGCAAGTTGCCGTGAGGGAAGTTGAGGATTGGTTTGATAAGCAAATTTCCGGCCTCGGGGAAGATTATGCGAATACCCTTGGGACCGGCGGTTATCGCACGCTTGCGCCAGGAAGCGCACAGCTTGCAAAGCGCGATGCGCTTGCCGGCCAGATGGCCATACTCCTGGCTGGCTATCAAACAATTGGCCGGCAGGCTCCGTCGCGTGAAGACGTATTTAATTCTGCGCTGAAGATGGTGCTTGGCGATGAAATTGCCAAGATGAGCCAGCGCAAGGTGGAAGAGAAGCTGCGGAGGTCCGCTGGACAGCATATCCAGCGGACTGGCGGTAAAAGCGAGAAGACACCTGGAGGCGGTGATCCAGAAGCAGAAGTGGCCGCGCTGATTAACGAGAAGTTTTTCGGGAAAGAAGAAGCGCGATGAAAACGTATACGAGAAAATGCCGTCAGATATGCGACGGCTGAATAAAAACAAAATAGGGGCAAAATAATGGCAGGTTTGACGTTTTCTCAGATTGACGATGCTGTATTGCTTACGCAGCAAAGTCTTATTAAGCGTGGTGCGTTCGTTGACTTGCAGACTGATTTGCAAGATCACGTTGCAGTTCGTGAGCTTTGGAAAGGACGCCAGAAGAAATTCGAGGGCGGGCATCCTTGGCGATTCCAGGCTCAGATTGACCATAATCACAGTGCTCGCGCTGTTGGTCTTTACGAGACTGATGGTTCGTCATCGACGGATACAATGATCCAGGGTCAGGTTGATATTCGGCACGTTAATGCACATTACATTTTCGATCAGCGGGAGCCGGACTTCCAGCGAGGCGGAGCGGCGATTGTTGATTACGTAAAGACCAAATACGTAGGCATGATGATTTCGTTTTTCGAGTATCTCGAAACTACTCTCTGGGGTAAGCCTACTGATTCGGCTGACGAAAAGACGCCTTTTGGTCTGGAGTATTGGATCACCCGGAGTGAGTCTGAAGGCTTTTATGGCGCGGCTCCTTCTGGCTTTTCTGCCGGTAAGGCCGGAATTCTCCATGATCGGTGGCGTAACTGGACCGCTCCTTACGATGAGGTAACGAAGGAAGACCTTATCCGGAAGATGCGCCGTATGCACATGAAGACCAGATTTCGGTCTCCTGTATCGCATGCCGTTCCCGATCTTGGCGCTATGAAGAATGGTATTTACACTAATGACAACGTGTTGCCGCTCATGGAGGAATTGCTTGAAGCTCAGAATATGAATCTCGGCACAGACCTTGCTTCAATGGACGGTCGGGCAGTATTTAAGAGCACGCCGATTCAGTATGTTCCGAAACTTGATTCCGATGCTGGTGACCCGGTTTACATGCTTGATTGGAAGTGTGGCGCTATTGGGGTTTTGCCGGGGTGGGAAAACAATCTGGGTAAGCCATACATGGTCTCGGAAAAGCACACAGTGAGGCGTGTGGACTTGGACGCTTCGCTCAATATGATTTTTACTGACCTTCGGCGCCAAGGCGTCATTGCAAAGGTTGTGTGAGCAAGAACTTTAACTTGAAAGGTGTTAATAATGACTTTGAGTCGTGCTGTAAACGCCCCTTTGAAGCAAGCCCCGGCCTTTTCGGCTTGGGTTTGGTTCTCTGGTACTACTGCTTTGTATGAAGGCATGGGCCTTTGTTATGACTGGGATTACGACGGCGCTGGCGATAGTTGCGTCACCTTTGACGGTCGTCGTCTGAATCGCGTCGAGCTTCCTAGTGTTTCTAACGCTCGCTTTTTCGCTGGCGTGGCTGCTCGCGATTACGCGGCTAACGCCACTGGACAAATGATTGAGATTTATATGCCGGGCTCGTGCTGCAATATTTATGCCAAGGCCAGTTGTACGATTGGCGTTGGTATTCTGACGTGCGAGGCCGGTGGCACTTACGCTGGCTACTGGCGATATGCCGGCTTCCAGGGCGAGGGGTCGGCCGTGCCGCTTCAGACTATCAATCGTGCAAGCACTGCCGGCAAGGTGCAGGCTCTCCTCCAGACCGGGCTGCCGTCCGGGCTGGTTGAAGTCTTTAACAATGCCACTGGCGGAGCCAAGACTGGCTATATGGTTGGCGGCGTCACTTACCTTGATTGTGGTACGCTGGCTGCTCATGCCACGTTTACTATCGCTGATGG